ATGTCATCATTCACCACCTGCTGAAGGTTCTCAACCCCCGCCACTTCCTGCGGGTCCTTGTCGTTTCTGGCCGTAAGGTCAATCTCAGGATTGCGGAAGAATATCGAGGCGATGAATTCTTTCACGTCTTTGTACAGCAGATTGATGTCGTTATGATTTACCCGCATCTTTGCAGACGATGAAAGCGAGTGGACGTTTGAATATCCGATCTCCGAATTATACCGGCGCTTCGCCTGGCGATATTTCGGATAAATCTCCTTGCGATGATAGGACAGCACGAACTTAAACCGTGACAGCCACTTCCTAACCTCATCAGGGCTAAGATCGGGCTTTTTTAACGGCTGTTTATTTTCCTGATCGTCAATAGCCGAAAGATTGAACGTCTGCGCGTCATCCATTATTCGTAGATTTCCTCAAGCTGTCTGTTAAATTCCTGTGACTTCTCTTGCTGTTTCTCAAACCAAGCCTCTGTACCCTCTTTAATCGCTACAGTTTTAACCGCCTTTGACTTTCTGGACATCACGATATACCGCATAGCATCGCAGGCGTGATCGAAGCTTTTATAGGGCTTTGGCGTTAAAATTCCGCTATTTGTTTCGCGCTCATCAGACCAGTGATACTTCTCAATTTCCTGAATCAGATTGGTGCAGTTTCTGAAAATCTTCAGCTTGCCGGCTCTAAAATACTCAGCGACTCGGTTAATCCCGGCGTTGACGTCATTCTCAGCAGGCCAGGCGTGGATTCCGTTGTCGGCATACTCATCGAACAATCCAAACAACTGCCCGGCTCTCGGAACATTCTTGATCTTGGCCGCGGGATCGATGTACCATGCACCAGGATTCCAGTCTCTAATCGCCTCGCTTACCTCACTAGCCCTCTTGTTCTGCTCGTAATACTCGCTGACGATATAAATACATCCGTACTCGTCAATCACGGCCTTGAGCGCCGCAGTCGTGCCTGACATTGCCGTATCAATCGCAGAAACGCTCTCCCACCAGTTCGGGATTTCAAAAGGATCAATAACGCACAGCTTCTCGTCGAACTCCGGCCAAACAAGGCCAGTAAAATCCTCGAATGAAGCCTCGTATTCCTGACGGAAATAGCGGTCAGTCATCGTGTCCTGAGCCGCCTTTATTTCTGATCTAGGTATAAAAGGGTTATCCTCAGTTTTAAACTGCCAGGATTCGTAGCCGTCCTCTTTTCTTTGCCCCTTCATCCACAAATCCCAAAAATAGTCTTTCCCTTGAGGCGTGCTGATAAACACCGCGAATCCCTGATAGTCAGAAAGTGAAGGTCGGAGAATTTCTTCCCATACCCGCTTATTGTTTCTGATCTTTGCCACTTCATCGATGATGATTCCTCTCAACCCTCTACCGACTAGCGTTTCTGGATTATCAGCGCCTTTAAGGTGTATCGTTGCACCGTTAAGCAGAGTTATTTTAAGTTCACTCTCGTTCGGCTTTTTTTTCATCAGTTCAACTGGTATCATTCTGTTCAAAATATCCCAGGCCAATTCTTTAGCTTGGCCATACGTAGGGGCAACGTACCAATAAACCCCGTCTTTGTTCTTTAGAGCGTTGTAAAACAAAATCACGCACGCTAAAACTGTCTTACCAAACCGCCTTCCGGCGGCTATTACCTTAAACCTCGATAAACTCTGAAATACGATTCCCTGCTTCGCATGGAGTTTGATTTTCATTTGCTATCTCAATCTGAAGCTTGAATGACCCGTCTGGTCCGGGGCCTTTAACCTCATTGGGAATCTGTTTAATCTGCACCTGCTCGGCAAAATTCAAAACTCGGTCATAGGCTTTTCTGAGCCATCCTAAATCCTCGTTGTCTTTCGTAATCAGAACATTCTCAATGCCGATTTTTTTAACCTTACCGATTACAAAAGAGACAAAACCGGCATGGGCTTCTATAGCGTTTAGCCGGATTTGATCATTTCTATTTGTAAGTGCTTGCTTTAAGCGCATTTGCGAATATTACCTATAATTAAAAGCGTTTCCCCTGTGAAGCTTTCCATCAATCCACCTCATCAACCGCGCGTACCTTTGCCCCGCATAGCTGACATATCGAAAAAGTCCCGCCGTTAATTTCAATCCACTCGTTTTTTATTACTGGATGCCCTTCAGAGCATTTCCAGTAGCCTTTAAAAGGCGGCCTGACAATCCTATCGACTTTAGGATAGACCGCAGGCATCGCTTTCTTTCTTCGCGTATTGCCACTGACTTACCTTTCGGACGATCAGGATTAAGAACGCTCCCGCGAGAGTAAGCTGTCCAGCGCCGATGTTATAAGGTCTAAAATCAGGGTAAAGGCCCAAATAAAAACAAAGATTATGAGCGAGATCAGCCCCAAGAGAAGCGATAACGACTGCCGAGTAAATCCATATATCCTCGATAAAAAACTGCTCAGAGAGCCTTTTGAATCGTTTAGCTTCGCCATTGAATAGCCTGAGCCGGTCAGAAAGTCTTTCAGATGCCATTACCATTTTTTAGAAATTGATTTGTAAGCATCAAAAACCAATGCCAAACAGATTGAAATTGCTATAAAAGTCACGATTGAGTCTATAGCCTCATTTAGAACCTGAACCAAACCTGCGGAAGCATCCACGGCGCTGCGCCTTTCTTGATAGCCTTTAATCTCCATACTCGGTATCTTCTCGCAAGTAACCTTAAAGTCTTAAAGGCCATAAAAAAGAAAGGCCGCCGGAGAGTTTTAGTCTCCTGACGGCCTGAAATGACAATCGTGCAGGATTGTCGATTTAATAAGAGTTTCCCCTATATTAAATTCAGCCCTGCACGACTGAATTGGTTAATTTTTATAGCGAATTATGGCAAACCTATACGTCATGTCAAAACAAATCAATCAATTGATTCTTTTAAATTATCACTAAAATCAATCCTGTTTGGTGTCATCCCTAATTTATTTATGCTTTGACCGTTAAAATCTTGCTCTCCGTATTCTCTAGTATTTGTATATACTTTACCGTATGAAGGCTTTCCGTTTCTGTATCTAATCCCCAATTTTTTAAATACCTGCTCAGCCCCTTCTTTGTTGAAAATGATCTCAAGTTCAGCCCAAATCTCTTGAGCAATATTGTAAAAGTCCTCTCTTTTTGCCGGAGCCGCGCTTGCCTGATTCTTCTCAAAAAGATAATCAAACAGATCCAACCGGGGGGAATTGTGATTTCTCATTCTAATCCTTTCAAGTAAGCCTCCGTTTCATCTTGCAAGTTTCACCTGTATTTGTCTACTTCACCTAGCAACTCAAGCAAAACTTCGTAAGTATATCTCCCGCCATCAACGCATTTTTCAATTTTCCTAGTTATTAGTCTCTTGAAGTGCATGTTTGCGGCATCCAGAATGTTTCCTCTAGCGGTTTCAGGGTCCCAATTTAACTCAATTCCCCTAGTTTTTAATTCTAAAGACAAACCGTCTCCCGGTTCTTCCGAAACTTCTGCTTCTTTTGAAACTAATGGATACCCGCAAAAGCTACAGAATTTCTCCGTCACAAGATCACTGTCGTGATGGCCGCAACTTTGAATAGCCTTTTGCTTTTTCTTTAACCACCATGAGAAAAGAAATAGCATGAACCTATCAATCGCACTTTCCGCGTATGCCTTTTCCCACCAAGTTCTTCTCACGGCTTCACTTTCCCACATCCTGTCCTCCTGAAATTATTAAATCCTTGATGTCAATATACTGATCTGGTGTTGGGATTATCATTGTACCGCTACAAACATTACAAGTGTAAGACATAGCGGAAGATGACCATTCCTGCTGGTCTCCCGAAATATACGGAGGCTTTGACACTCGCCCCTGACCATCACACTTTGGACACTTCTGCCAAATCTTCACGCCTGTCCTCCCTTTATCTCGTCTGTTAATTCGTTTTTCTTATCGTCGATCAAATGCTTTAGTTTTTCAGTAGCCTGAACGCAAACGGAATGGCATTGTCTTATATATAGCTCAACCCATTCTGGTTTTAAGACAGCCTCATGCTCTTGGATGCAAGATTCGAGTCTTTTTTTAATATCCAGTAATGCGTTTTTCAAATCTTCAATTTTGCTCCAAGCTGAAACGCAAGCGTCCATTCTTTCGCTTGATTCTTCATACATTCTCTGAATCTCTAAAGAATATTGATCTTTTAGAGCTGTTAGTTGTCTAATAACCTCTGAAGATGTTTCACGATCTGATTTTATAACCTCAGAAATTGCGTCGATTAAACGCTGTTTGTAATCCCCATTAGGAGCATAAGTTATTACCAATCCTTCGGCTATTTCTTTTGGGTTCATCATTACCATCCTCCCTTTATCTGTTCGAGGGCTTGCTTGGCGATACTCGCTTGAGGATTCAATTCTTCCCAAGTCTTCCCATGTGGATCTGAATTAGTTTTTTGTTTTCCATACGTTGTTGTTCCAATGCTGATAATTATATCCAACGTCTCCACCGCCATCTTAAGTTTGGATTCAAGATCACTAACTAATTTTCTGTATTCCGCAATCTTTTCGTTAAGTTTCATGTTGGAATCCTCAGCATTTCCCCACTGATGTTTAAATAGCACTACTTCTTTCTCCAACTCCCTAATCCTCTCCTGCGCATTAACCAATCCAAGTCTCAGCGTTCCATCTGGAATAGCCCATCCCTCGTCACGGATAATATTTGAAAGTCTTTGGATCTCGGCGTCACGGCGGGTGAGGGCGTCCTCGATCTTTTTTGAAATAAAATCATGGACATGTTCTGCTAAAACTGTAGACCAAGCCTCGCCCCATCCTTGAAAATAATCCCTTGCGCTTGCAGACTGCTTTACAAACATGTTGGCGATTTCATTTTTTAATTCTCCGACACTAATAATTCCATTCACTTCTTCCTTCGGGGTCATGTGGTCTCCTTATGGTTGTTTAGGGCTTGTGCATGATCGGGGCAATAATCAATATTTATCCCAACTTTTTTTGAATGAAAATCACACATCGGTGCATCACAAGTCTTTTTTCCTTTGGGGAAATCACACAATTTGGTTCTCGCTTTATCGCACCACTTACACCGTTTTGTCTTTCCGCTTGTGCAGATAAATCCCTGAGCTATAATTTTTCCCGCTCCATCCTTTTGCTCGAAATGATTACAACCCATGCATCACCTTCCCGTCTGGTATAAATTCTATTTGATTCCCCCAATTATCAAGCAGAAACCATCCTTCTTTTCTTTTTCCACCAGAAAAAGCCCTTGAGTCTTTAAATTCATCAGGAGCCGCATCTTTGTGGAAAGGGTCTAACCCTCGCTCGTAGTTATCGCCGTAGAATGGATTCGGTTCGGGCTTATTATCTTTATCAATTACTTTACCTTTCTTCATGCCCCCTCCTTCTCCCGCAGAGTGCGGATTGCTTGGGCTATATTAGTCCCCGCTATTCTTGTTGCTGTTTTCCAATTTGAGCTTCCGTCTGTATCTTTGTAATCTTCAGCTATCTTCTCCGCTTCCAAAAGAGTCTGCTCCCGGACTTGTTTTAGGGCTTTTACAATACGCTTCTCAATTTGTTTTTGATCAGTACAAGAATAAGCAACTTCAACCTCATTAAAAGTTGTTCTATCTAACAATATTTCCCTCGCCAACCCCTCAAGAGTTTTCATTTCCTCCCTCCTTTCACCGGGACTGAGTAGGTTATTTCGCATGGCAAGCAGCTGAAACCGTCAGACAAA